TTGGCTATATATTCGGGTTTCTGTGGGTTTCTGATTAGTCCTGTAAAAATAGATTGTCTGTAAACCCTGATTTGATTTTCGCTATTGGGAAAAAGTTCGTTTTCCTCTTTTAACCGAGTGTCTGCCATTGCTCGAGCTTCCTTTATAGTGTCCGCGCCGTCAACGCAGATTCCGCAAGAATAAATCCCATATCTGTAATATTCGTTTTTCATTTTCCTAGCCCCCTTACCACTTGCACTCGTAAAGAGTGTCTGTTTCTTCACCGCACCACTCGCAAATTAGTGGATCTTCTTCACCCCACGATGAAACTATTTCACCAACATATACATGGTCATGTGAGTTTATCGCTTGAATGCATTGTTCACAGTACAAACATACTTTTTTCATGGTATCCACCCCCTTTTTAGTGTTCATAGCAACCGATAATTTTGGCGGTGCTATCAAAGCAAAGTTTACAATTTCCACACTTTGCGCGGTCATCAGTTACGCGGTATACTTTGCCGTTTTTGTCCTTGCGATATGCTGGGCAATAGCAAGCGACTTTTAAATCAGAGTTAACCGCAAAGCACTTGACATTAGAATACTTTTTGAATTCTTGCCAAGCTGCTACACCGTTTTCACCCCAAACCGAAATCAAAACAACCATGTTGTTTGGTAATACGTGGTTATTGAAAAAATCGCGTAATACGTTGTAGTTTTTGGTATAGAGGTAAAATTTCACGGTAGGAAGATCCTTTGCCAACCAATAAAGGTGCATGAACTGATTAAGGTTTTCAATTTCACCGCTTTCAGTATAACGAACAACGTTGATATTGTTGTCCTTGATAGTCCAATATATATCTGCAAAATGTTGTTCGATATCTTCACGCAACTGAAGCGTATTTTCAACGCGGTTTTTTGTTACGTTTGGGAATCGCTTGCAAGAGTTTACCGCGTAGCAAGCATTAATGCAATCGACGCAATTAGTGCAAGTTCCTTTGCAATCGGTAACCTTTTCGCCGTTCTTAAAGAGAAGATAGTCGAAACCAGGCATATACGAAATACCCATCATATGGATCTCTTTACCGCCGAGCTTGCTATTACTAAAAGTCGGGTGAAATTGTGCTTTGCAATCTTTCATTAAAATTGTTCTTGTCATGTTGTTGTCCTTCCTACCGACTTAAAAGCCGGATTTTTAAAATTGAGTTGTTCTGATTACATGATATCACTCGAAACTTTACAATCAAGACCGAAAATAAATCGTTTACAATTTATTCACAAATATGGATTATAAGAGATTTCACCCTACTTTAACTATGACTTTCTTTGACATTTCTCGAAACGTTTCGCGCCCGGCAATCACCCAACCTCGAAAAATCGTTCGCTTTTTCCTGGACCCACCCGAGGGGGAAATTGAAAAAGTAGATATATATTGGTTAGTACCGAAAATTTTTTTCGCTAAAAACCCTTTTTATTATCAAACACCTATTGCAAACTAAAAATAATTATCATATACTATACTCAACAACACCAAAGGAGTTGATTAAGATGACAAAGAGAGTAATCGCATACATCAGGGTATCGACAGACAACCAGGTAGAGAAATACGGAATGGACGCACAGGAGATGGACATTCGGGTATATTGCTCGAAGAACGACATGGAGATTGTTCGGGTAATGAGGGAAGAGGGAGTATCCGGCGCGAAGGAAGACCGACCTGTGTTTAACGAGATTCTGTATGGTGGAGCGTGTGACGATGGTATAGACGCTATCGTGGTGGCGAAGAATGACCGAGTAGCTAGAGACATAAACATCTACTATTATTTCAAGATGCAGCTGAAGAAGAAGGGGATCGAGTTGATTTCCGTAGCGGAAGACTTTGGGGAGATGGGAGTCATGGCGAGTTTCCTGGAGGCGTTCACGATGTGTGTAGCGCAGATGGAGAGGGAGAACATCAAGAACAGGACTTCTGCCGGACGTAAGGTGAAAGCGGAGAGCGGTGGATTTGCGGGTGGTGGAGTACCGTATGGGTACAACCTGGTAGACCACGAACTGTTAGTAGACAGGGAAGCAGCAGACATAGTGAAGAAGGTATTCCTGCTTCGTGGATGTGGGAAGAAGCTCCAGGAGATATCGGATTTGATGAACGAATCGGGAGTGAGGACGAAGAGGGGGAAGGAGTTCACGGTGAGTACGGTGCAGAACATTCTGAAGAACGAGAAGGTGTATAAGGGATACCTGACGTATGGTGGGAAGACGTATGAGGGGACGCATGAAAAAATCTTGTAAGCGAAGCGAAGAAGATTTTCGTGTACGGAGTACGAAGTACGGAGCGCATGAGAGGATTTTGTAAGGAAGGAGAGAGAGCATGGATGAGATAGGAAAGCTGATTGAGGAGTGCAAAGAGGCCGTGAAGAAGTTTCGGGAATGTGGAATAACGGACGAACTGGTGTTAGTAGTACCCTATACGCTTTACATGGGTTACATAGAACACGTATGGGAGCGAGTGAAGGAAGCAGCAGGAGTGGATCATGTGGAAAAGTCCGATGTGGGCCTTCCGCACGATACAGAAGCTATTGTTATGCAGAGATCAGAGTATCTTCGGATGTTCATTAAGGAGTTGCAAAGGAGTGTGATGGAGAAATGAAGCAAGCAGACGTTGACAAGATGGTAATGATTCTCGACAACCTGGCAGACAGGATGAAGTTTACCGAGGAACAACTGAACACCATGAGCAAGGCAGCTACGAATATTGAGATTGCGCTGAACAGGATTGCCGATGTGTTGGCAGAGATGGGGATAAAGGAGAGTGATGGAAAGTGAGAATCAGCAAGATAGAAGTAGACGTTGAGATGGACGCGCAGGAACTGGCAAAGTGTATTTGTGGAATGTGGGATGACGAACAGGCACAGGTACTGTTGGAAATCTCGAAGATCGTAGACGAGCATGATTTGAAAGCAACGCACCAGTTGCACGCGGTAGGGCAGCGAGTGTACGAGGCAATGACGATGGAAGAGCAGAGGAAGGTACATGACTTCATCGCTATGCTTCAGGAGTTTGTTGTAGACTTCGAGGGGAAGAAGGAGCGTGATGGAAAATGAAAGAGTTTGAAGCGAAGGTACGCTTGAATGAAGAGGATGGCGGTAAGACAGGCGAACTGGATATCATGTCAAAACCGCCGTTTGACAAGGGGTACTTTAATGGAGTTACATACGGCATCAAGTTCAAAGACCCTGTGTTTGAAGCGGAGCGAAGTGCAGGTGTGAAGAAGATGCGTAAGTGTCCGTTGCTTGGAGTTTATGTAGAAGAAACAGACGTATGGGATAAAGAGTTAGGGTACTTACGGACGTTAAAGAACCCTGTAGCGCACGATTGCATGGGGAAGCTGTGCATCAACTACGAGGATGGGTACTGCACCTGGTACAAGAGGGACACCTACGATGTGGTGGAAGAAGGTGATGGAAATGAGTGATTTTGTTTCGGACGCACTTTCGGAATACAAGAAACGGCAGAAGAAATTACGGAAAGCAGGCATTATTTTCTGTTGTGAGTGTGAGTATTACAAAACGCCAAAAAAATACTCATATAAAGAGCCGAACCTGTATTGTTGCCGAAGCGCATTGGTGAAAATGTCAGAGTATGATTTTTGTTCAAAGGCAAAAAAGAGAGGTGAGGATGAATGAAACATAAATTCAACATGTGGAATGATTTGATTTATCCCATGCTTGCCAAAATTGTTGGCAAAAAATATGGGTGCTGTGGAAAACTTAAAAACTGTCACAAATGTTGTGCAAAAAATGGGTGGAAAGAGTGGTGAAGCAAATGATTGAGAAACTAAAGAACTGTCCTAACTGTGCCGGAATCCTGGACGAAGCAGGACGGTGCAAGTATTGTGGAAGCAAGGTGTACGACTTCCTTACGTTGGACTTTGACATTGGGTATGGTGTTGCAACTGATGCAAAGACGTATATCCGAGTAAAGGCTAATGGGAAGATCATGCTTCTTCCTATCATCTACGTCAACAATGCAAGCATTACTGTAGAACCGCAGTACACAACGTTTAGGGATGAGATGGGAGCGATTCACACGATGCGAGGACACACATATACGGACATGGAGCTGCACTTCTGTTGTGGTGACATGGTATCTGCGGAAGAGGGGTGATTCAGAGTGACAAGCAAAGACATTACCATAACTTACGGCGCGGAAGTAGGGGATTGCACTAGACCTTATTATGTAACGTTGGGGAGATCGGATATAACGGTTGAAGAGTTTATAAAGTACGTCCTTGATGAACTCAAATCAGAATGGGGTTATATCAGAATTTATAAACGTAATATAGTGAATCCCTGGTCTGCCGATTATGAATTTGAGTATAGTCACGGAGTTTCTAAATCAAGCGAGGTAATTCCACCGTATGTTTTGGCTAGTTGTATCAAGACGTTGAGTGGCAGCGGTGGATGGTCAAGAAGCGATTGGGATATTATTATTGAGGGGGAAAAACAAATGACATACGAAGAAAACGTAAGGGCGATCCTAGAGAGTAACTTTGCCGGATTCAAAGATGAGGTTATTGATACCGCTTGCAAGATGATTCTTGGTTTGAGGACGTATGGAGAGTGGATTCCGTGTTCCGAACAGTTACCAAAAGAGGACGATACTACGCAGGTTCTTGTGAGCGTGAACGAGCGGTATGCGTTCTATGCGATTATTCTTATGCCTAGCAGATCAGTAAAGACCGAGTATGGGTTGGGGCATATAGATGCATGGATGGAACTACCGAAACCATACAAGAAAGAAGGTGATCCCGAGTGATGGTAATCGTAGTCGAATCAACACATTATACTCCAGGGGAGAGATATATAAGCAAGCGTATCACCGATGATGTTTATGTTTCTGTAACTGATAATCAGTACATCACATATACTCGTGTGATAGGTGTTTTTGCTACGTCTGACGAAGCTAGAAAGTTTATCGAAAAGGAAAGGAAGAAGATACTTACGAAGTATGGTGAAAAGGCACTTTGCGATCCATGTGATATAGAAGGAGAAGAAGAAGAACTGTTCGAACATTATACATTCAGCACAAGTATGTGGAACGTAAAGGAAGGTGATCCCGATGCGTGATTTTGAGGAATGGATATGCTCTCACACGGGACAGGTGTGGTGCGTTATCATCTTCTGTGTGGCGGTGTTTGCCTTTATTATGGCTATAATCTTTGACAGCAAGTGGGGTGATTAGTGTGAACTGTCCTAATTGTAATGCAAACGAGATCATCAACGGAAGATGCCAGTATTGCGGTACGTACTTTCCCGAACAAGAAGAGTACATCCATATCCCGATAGTGGTAAAAGGAGAGCAACTTGACGAGGTTGTCCGTCAGATGAGGTTGTATAGGAGTGTGATGGAATGAAACGAACAGGCCCATGGATTCCTAGCCAATGCAATACCTGCAAGCATTTTAAACTTCCTGTTGTCGGTCTGACAACAAAGGGGATAGAGAAAGTTGGATTTTGTTCTATTCATAGCAACCGATGGCATGAAGGGACTAATTGGTTTTTCATTTGCGATTGGTACAGAAGAAGAGGACACACAAGAGAAAAACGATAAGGAGAGTGAGATAAGATGATTAAGTTCGAGAATGAGTGTGTAGGTTGTCCGACAGGAATGGGTTGTTTGGGTAGTGGGTGTCCTCATTCCCATGTACCATATATGTACTGCGACAAGTGCGGTGATGAGGTAGAAAAACTCTATGATACCTGCGAAGGTCAACTGTGTGAGGAGTGTGCAGGATCAGACAAAGAGGATTATACTGTAATCGATGAGGATAACGTCTGCAACTTCACTTCGTATGAAGAATACGATGAATACGACTATGCAGACTTGGCTTATGAAATGAAACGTGACGAAAGGTGGGAAGAAGATCATGGATAATAACGAATTTGAGAGAGAGATGGCAAATATTCTTCTTGACAATATCGAAGAATTGATGGACGTAATGGCCGAGAAAGTAGCAAAGAAAGTTGCAAATGACTTTGTCGAACTGATAGAAAGTACGATTGATGAGGAACATCTCGTACAGAGAAGACCACTTATCTATACTACAATCGCAAAAGAGTTGCAGAATTACGTTGAGAAGATATCGGGAGAGGTCAAGGTGGAAGAATGACGAACGAAGAGAGAGAGTATTATCGCAAACTGGCCCTCGCGATCCACAAGCGGTTCCAGGAGAAGGGCGAACCCGAATCAGCACAGGACGAGATATATCTTCTGCACAATATAGGTGACGAATGGGCGCATAAGCAATCAGAGCAGCTGCGCTCGGCGGTCGTTGCAAGGATGAGGGAGAAGACGAGTGAACGTCTGTACAAGGTGCTTCGGGAAACGCTGAAGTTCGATTCCACGGTGTCGTTTGATGCGTTCATGCGGTTCATGGAATGGGAGCGCGATCCGGCAAAGAAGTTCTATATGCCGAGAAGGAAGGTTATCAAGTCAATGTGGGTAGACCCTATCCAAGACCTACTGGACGATAAGCTCGATCTTCTGTCCCTATCCTGCCCCCCAGGAACAGGTAAGAGTACACTAGGTGTATTCTTACTGGCGTTCATCATGGGACGCGACCCCGACAAGCCAAACCTTGCATCCGCACATTCGGGAACGCTGACCGAGTCATTCTATCGGGCGGTCATGGGTCTTATCACCGACCCCGAGTACAACTACAGGGAGATATTCCCACACGAGATAGCGGACAAGGACGGCATGAAGCAGACAATCGATCTTGTAAGGCCCCACAGATTTTCCACGCTTACCTGCCGAGCCATCAATGCATCTCTGACAGGTGCTACCCGATGCGAGGGCATCCTGTACGCCGATGATATGTGTTCCGGCATCGAGGAAGCTATGAACCCCGACAGACTTGACAACCTGTGGGTCAAGTACACCAACGACTTAAAGTCAAGAAAAAAAGAGGGGTGCAAGGAGATTCACATTGCGACACGTTGGTCTGTCCGCGACCTAATCGGAAGACTAGAAACGTTGTACGATGGCGATCCGCGATGCAAGTTCATCAAGTGTCCGGCACTCGATGAGAAAGACGAGAGCAACTTTGACTATGACTACGGTGTCGGGTTCTCTACCAAGTATTTTATTGACATGAGAGCAAACCTTGACGATGTTTCCTGGAGAGCGTTGTTTATGAACGAGCCTATTGAGAGAGAGGGTCTTCTGTTCCCGAAGGATGATCTTCAGTATTACTCCACGCTCCCTGTGGACGGAAACGGCAACACCCTGGAGCCTGATATGGTGTTCACCATAGCAGATACGAAGGACAAGGGCGCGGACTACGGTGTAATGCCTATCTTGTATGTGTACGGCAATCTTGGGTATCTTGAGGATGCCGTGTGCAACAACGGCAAGCCGGAAATCGTGGAAGCGGAGTTTGTTGAAAAGCTCCTGAAGCACAAGGTAAAGGCGTGTCGGTTCGAGTCAAATGCAGCTGGTGGAAAGGTTGCGGACAAGGTTGACAAGGAAGTCAAGGCCAGGGGCGGTTTTACACACATCACGAGGAAGTACACAACATCGAACAAGGAAACGAGGATTCAAGTCAATAGTCCGATCATCAAGCAGAAAATACTGTTCAAGGCGAACTTCGACCGCACTACGGAGTACGGAATGTTTATGACTATGCTGACAAACTACGTCCTATCGGGCAAAAACAAACACGATGACGTTCCTGATGCGCTGTCCATGCTGATTGAGTTTTGGGACAGTTTTGCCGGACAGAAGGTGCAAATTATGGCTCGTCCATTCTGATGTTTGACATTGTGATGACCATGTGCTAATATATAGATGTCTTGTTTAGGCACTTTCTCATCTTTGAGTGTTGTTCTATCTGATACCCTGTGACCTTTACCACAGGGTATTATTTTTATGCTTGACAACATTATAAATATAAATTATAGTTGGGGTAGAATTATATGTAGGTCGCTTCTGCGTTTTGGGTAGGGGCGATTTTTCTTTTGTGAGAGGGATAGAGATGCAAGGCGAAGACTTCGTACTTCTTGGTAGAAGAGAGATACTGACGGACGCAAAGGTGATTGACGAGTCGAATGTGCTTGAAGAACTGTCAAGGGCATTGGTTACGCATCGCATGAACCGCACAGAAATCCAGTACCTGTGGAACTATTACAGAGGAAGACAGGATGTTCTCGATAAGGTCGTAACCACAAGACAGGAGATCAACAACAAGGTGGTCGTGAACCGTGCAAACGAGATTGTATCCTTTAAGGTGGGATACCTCACAGGAGAGCCTATCACCTACATTTCCAAGAGCGATAACGACTCCGTAAGAGATGGGGTCGCGAAACTGAATAGCGCGATGTACTCCCTCGACAAGCAATCAGAAGACCAGGAGATAATCAAGTGGGACATGGTCTGCGGACTCGCCTACAGATTTATCGAGGTTCAGCCAAAGGGAGAGGACATTCCGTTCAAGACATACGCACTCGATCCGAGAGATACATTTGTGGTTAAGTCTTCTAACATCAGACGCACACCGATGTTCTCTGTATCCTACTATATGAAAGCCGGAAACACAGTAGCTGCACCAATGGTTGGTGCGAACCAGTATACGGCAGAAGTGTACGAAATCTACACGAACAGATGGTATTTCAAGATCGAAGACGGCAAAATCGTTGAGAAAAAGCCGAACTATCTGCGCGAGATTCCTGTTATTGAGTATCCGGCGAACAAGGAGCGTCAGGGCGCATTTGAGGTTGTCATTCCGCTTCTGAATATGCTCAATGACCTGTACTCCAGCAGACTTGACGGCCTTGAGAGATACGTTCAGGCGTTCCTAAAGTTTGTCAACTGTGATATTGACGAAGATGGCATTAACCTTCTGCAACAGTATGGTGCTATCAAGATCAAGTCGGACAAAGACCTTCCGGCAGATGTCGAGATGGTGGCAAACGAACTGTCACAGACGGACACACAGGCACTTGCTGATAGCGTAGATGCACAGATTAACGTCATTTGCGGTCTTCCGAACCGAAACGGTGGTAGTAGCACAAGTGATACCGGCAGGGCCTCGGAGTTGCGCGATGGATGGGTGAACGCCGAAACAAAGGCAAAGGACTCTGAAACCATCTACAAGAAAGCAGACAAGAACTCGCTCAAGGTGATATTCAAAATCTGCAAGGCTCGAAAGTATTGCGACCTTAAACTTCAGGACGTTGACAGTAAGTTCACAAGACGTAACTACGACAACATTCAGAGCAAGTCGCAGGTACTGATTGCAATGCTTCAGAATGACAAGATTCATCCGAGACTTGCGTTCGTATCCTCGGGTCTGTTTACTGACCCTGAAGAGGCGTATACGATGTCTATGGAGTATCATGCCGAACAGGAAAAGATACAGGAAGAGAAAGCAAAGAGAATGGCTACAACGGTCGTAAAGACCGATAATAATAGCGGAGAGAGAACTCCTTCAAACGCAGGTGGTAAGGACATTTCAAATCCTATACTGAAGTCCGCTACCGAAACAAACCATTAAACGGACAGAGAAGTCCTTAAAACGCAGAAAGGCAGGTTGCATTATGGCAAACATCCAAGACTTACTCGGTGACAAGTACCACGAGGGCATGACCGTAGAAGAGATCAACGAGGCACTTAAGGACATATCTCTTCCACAGGATCGGACGGCAGAGTATGAGAGTCTGAAAAAGGCTTACGACAAATCAGCATCCGAAACCGCAGAGTACAAGCGTCAGCTCAAAGCTCGTATGAGCGAAGAGGAAAAGGCGAAGACCGAGATGGACGAGAAGATTCAGAAAATGGAAAAAGAGAACGCTGATATGAAGAAGCGGATCGCGGTTTCCGAACTGACGGCAAAGTTCATCTCTTCCGGCTTGGAAGCAGACGAAGCGGTAAAGGTCGCAGAACAGGCTTATGGCGGTAACATTGATTTTGTTATCGAAGCGTATAATAAGAAGATTGCATCCGTAAAGGAAACGGTAAAGGCCGACTTAATGGCAGAAACACCGTCCATCACAGGTGGTGCATCGGGTCAGGTCAAAGACTATCAGGCAGACATCGATAGCGCAATCGCTAACGGTGATTATGCTAACGCAGCGGCATTGATGCGTCAGCAAGAAACTCAAAATATCAATAACTAACAGAGAGGTAAAAGACTATGGCACAGAATGAAGCTAATATTATGACTTCCCATAATCTACTGAACTACTCGGGTATGCTCTTTGCTAAAGGCAACGCAGCTACTCCGTTCAGTACCCTTATTGGTGGCAAGTCAAGAACAACAAACAGTTGGAAGTTCCCGACATCTCTCGTATACGAGATTGGTGGCGGTAGTCAGCCGGAAATTTCCGAGTCTGCTTCCCTCACCGCTCCGACACCGACTTTTGTAACTCGTGAGCAGAACGTAAACGTATGTCAGATTTTCCAGGAAACCCTCGGCATCTCCTATGGTAAGATGTCCTCTATGGGTCAGCTTTCCGGCGTAAACATCGCAGGTCAGCAGGCTAATCCGCAGAACGAACTGGACTTCCAGGTAGGCGTTCGCATGAAGAAAGTTGCAAAGGACATCGAGTATACATTCCTTAATGGTGTATATCAGGACGGTCTGTTTGACGATCAGGCTTACAAGACAAAGGGTATCGTCAATGCGATTACATCTATCGTAGCAGACGCAGAAGGTGAGCCGTTAGGCTACTGGATGGTTGCAACTCTGCTCCGTGAACTGGCAGGTAATGCTCCTGTAGCGAACCTCGTTCTCATGGCAAAGGGTATCAACATCCTTCAGCTCAATGCGGACGCTATCGCTAATCACATGACGGTTTATCCGGCATCTCGTAATGTCAACGGTATCGCTATCGATACTCTCGTTACACCGTTCGGTTCTATCGGACTTATGGCTAACGACTTCCTCGAGGATGGCGTTGCAGTTATCGTCAACCCGACAATCTGCGCTCCTGTATATATGCCTGTTCCTGGAAAGGGCAACTTCTTCCTTGAGCAGCTTGCAAAAACAGGTGCAGCTGAAACCTGGCAGCTCTACGGACAGATCGGCCTCGATTTTGGCGCGGAATATTACCACGCAAAGATCACAGGACTCAAGACATCTTTCGATGCGCCGGATGGTTCTGTTAAGGTTAGCGGTGTTGTTGCTACTGTTGAAACAGATGCTACAATCATCGGTGCAAAACTCAACAAGAACGAGGTTGCTGCTGATGATACCGCTACAGTATCCGTAGCAAGCGTTCAGTACAACGTGGCTCCGGCTTCCGCAGCTACACTCGCATATCTGTGGCAGGTAAGAGCGAAGACAGGTACAACCTGGACAGACCTCACATCTTCCTACACAGGTTACAACACAGATACACTCACAGTTAAGGCAGCTGATGCAGGTAAGCACTATCGTTGCAAGATTACCGCAACTGGTACTGCAACTGGCACGGCGTACTCTGACGAGTGTGACGTAGCAGCAGAGTAATTAGAGAAAGGGGGTTGCTTCCATGACTACAACAGATAAAATCGAACTCGTTCGTAAACTCTTTGGACTCAAAGCAGACGGAACACAACTGACGGATGCGGAAGTGACTCCCTTCCTCATCGTTGCTGAAAGCATTATCCTCAATAAGTACGATCCTTACGGTAACACTACCGAACTTCCTGTGAAGTATGACATTCTTCAATGCCGGATTGCCAATTTCATGCTAGTTAAACAGGGCGCAGAGGGTGAGATTCAGCATACAGAGAATGGTGTGACTTGCATCTATGGACAGGCAGACATTCCTGTCAATATGATGAACGAGATTACACCGAAGTGTGGGGTGATTGGTCATGCGCGGATTGATGCGTAACAAGCGTCCCATCTACTACTGTAACTTCGTAAGAGTAGAGTATGTAGAGAAAGACGGCAAAAAGACAGGACGTAAAAGAACTGTCTACGATAACGTAGTGACCGTGTACGGCACAGTTTCGACACCCACAGGAAGTGCCACGTTGGATATGTTTGGTACGGATAAGGACTACGACAAGATCGTTGTTCTTGATCAGACGGACATTGACATTAACGAGAATAGCGTACTTTGGATTGACGCACAGTACAACGACAATGTGGCCCACGACTACATTGTCAGAAGAATCCTCAAGAACCGAAACTTCCTTACGATTGGAGTTCGCAAGGTGGATGTGAAAAAGGCAACGGCAGGTGATGACAATGCCGAGAACGGTTAAGATCAGACTAAACCCTGACTCCGTTCAGAACGCCATCAACGAGATTCAGGAGTTGAGGGACGATGTTCAGAGGCTTGTAGACCAGTTCGTACAAGAACTGGTAGACTACGGAGTTGAGCGAGTAAGATATCACATTCTGACCGCAAGACCCACGGCAGCCGTAGAGGATTGGGAACTGTACGATAGCGTGGAAGGTATTTACAATGCCGGAACAGGCAAGGGTATCATCCGAGTGAATAGCCAGTACGCGATATACGTTGAGCGAGGTACAGGTATCTACTCTCCTAGTGGTAGCAACCACGGAGAAGAGGGATGGTGGTACTACGATAAAGGCAGAAACGGCGGTGGTCGTAGACGTTGGACTCAAGGTGAACCACCAAGACCATTTATGTTTCAGACATACATGGATTTGTGCGAAAAGGCACAAGCAGAAATGAGGACTAGATTACGTTATGACTGATGTAATGACAGACATTTTCGATAGTGTTTACAATGCGGTAACGGCAGAGTTTCCTGACGCTGACCTTGCTACGCATTATGTGAACCAACCTGCTTCATTTCCTCATTTGCAGGTATGGATGGAGAGCAATACCGCTCCTAGAAGCGGTATGAACCTTTCGGGTGACGAGTGCTTTTCGAACCTCGTAGTTCACTTTGAGGGGTTTGACAACATCCTTGACGGCGAGGGTATGGAGAACGTGAAGAAGATGTTTTCTATCATCGATCCAGTAATGCGAGTCCAGGGATACAGACGCACATATTATGCACCTGTCCCGAACTATGACGATGCTTCTGTGTATCGTGAAGTTGCACGGTACTCGAAGATACAACCAAATTAAAATTTGAAGGGAGAACAAGAATATGGCAGCAGCAGATGTTAATCAGCTTTATTCTACATACAAAACCTTTCTCATGCAGGGTACTGGTTCAGGCACTCTGACATACGCAAAGGTTTGTGACATCAAGTCCTACCCCGATCTCGGAGGAAGCCCGGATTTGATTGATATGACCACGCTCTCTAACAAGAGCAAGATCGGTGTTCCTGGTATTCAGAACAATGATGCCATGACATTCGAGGCGAACTACAACCCGACAGTTTATTCTAGCCTGTTGGCTCTTGCAGACGGTACTGCAAAGCATTGGGCGGTATACTTCGGAGCTTCCGTTTCCGGCTCTACGGTTACACCTGATGGCTCTGACGGAAAGTTCACCTTTGACGGCATCCTTGATGTCTTCGTAACAGGCGGTGGAGTCAACGAGGGTCGTTCCATGACCATCACCATCACACCGACTACGGACATCGATTTTACCGCTCCGTCCTGACGTATTGCATTTGGTCTGCCCTAGTGCTATCATTAGGGCAGATATACAACTTAATAAAGTGAGGTATTAACTATGGAGAAAGAGCTAACCTTCAAGTATGAGGGTTCAACGTACACCTTATCTTTTAACCGTAAGACAGTTCAGCAGCTTACACGACAGGGGTTCAAGCCGGACATGATTACAGAACAACCTGCAATCGGAATCCCGATGCTCTTCAAGGGAGCGTTCCTTGTTCATCACAGAATGATTAGGGATGACCTCACCGACAAGATTTGGGAATCGCTCAAGAACAAGAGCGAACTCATCGGCAAACTCATGGAGATGTATGTTGAACCGATCAACGAACTTATTTCCGAACCTGAAGAGGATGAGGAAAAAAACGTGGATTGGGGAGCGAACTTCTGACCGAAGATGCAAGCGAGAATGAGGGGGATTCTGAAGATTCGGAATCCCCTTTTCTTATAGCACAATATTTAGAAGATTGCTTCCCATACTATCTGTCATTGGGAATGTCCTATGACGAATACTGGTACGGCGATCCGAGCCTTGTAAGGGCATACAGAAAGGCCGAGGATATAAGGACGCACCGCCGTAATTGGGAAATGTGGATGAACGGCAAATACACATACGAAGCTATAGCGTGCATGATACCGTCACTACAACTCTTAAAACCGAAAGAACCAATAGAATACATGAAAGAACCATATCCGCTTACCAAGAAAGAGTATGAGGATATGATGAAGAAAGAAGAGAAGAAGCAACAGGACGAGATCAAAGCGAAACTGAAAGCCTTTGCGGTCGCACAGAACGCAAGGCGAAAGGAAACAGAGGAACAGGGAAATGGCTGAAAATGTTGAAGGATTAGTAATTGAGATAGAGTCCCAAGCGCAAGGTGCGGTATCTCAACTGGATATGCTGAACGAGCGTCTTTCCGAACTGAAGAAAATCACAGGCGCAAGTGCTTCCCTTGCCAAATTCTCGAAGAACTTTCAGACGTTCACGAGTACGTTTAATACGGAGAACTCTTTTGCCGGACTCAACCAGTACGCGGAAGCGATGTCGAAGTTGAGCGCAATGAGCAACTTCAAGTTGAACAAGAGTAGCTTAAATAATCTTGAGTATATTGCACAGGTGGCAAACGGACTCGGCGGTGAGCCTCTTAATTCGTTGGAGAGGTTCGCTATTGCTATGGAACGATTGAGTGCCATGAGCGGATTCAAGTTCAGCAAGACCATCGTGACCAATCTGCAATCGTTGAGCGAGATGGCGAAGAAACTAGACGCATCTTCCATAAAAAATCTTGACTCTTTTACGTCCGCATTAGCACGGCTTCAGGTACTTTCTGAAGTGGATACAAGGTCGATGAGGGAACTGTCATCTTCTATGAAGACGTTCTCGTCTGCAACAAGAGGCGCGACCACAAGGGGTAGGACGTTCAACACCGTACTGGCGAACATTCGAGCAAAGACGGTAGTCATGTACACGGCTCTTACGAGAGTCGCAAGAGGAATGACGAAGTCGCTCTCCGTGTACGGTGACTATGTTGAGGCATTGAACCTGTACAAGATGGCAATGGGCGAGGCAGCTGAAGAGGGGTATAACTTCGCAGAAACGGCACAGAGGCTTCTCGGTATCGACCTTACGCAATGGATGCAAGCACAGGGTGTGTTCATGGCACTCGCTAAAGGCTTTGGTGTTGCCAATGATAAGGCAGCTCTGATGTCGCAGAACCTGACACAGTTGGCTTACGATATCTCGTCTTTCTACAATATCTCCGTTGAGGATGCTATTCAGAAGGTGCAGAGCGGTTTTGCCGGACAGATTCGTCCTGTCCGTAATTTAGGTTACGATCTTTCACAGGCAAGACTCGAGGCTATCGCTCTTGCGAACGGCATTGACGAGGAAGTCAAGTCCATGACACAGGCCGAGAAGTCACAGCTGCGATACATCGCTCTCATGACACAGCTCACAGAGGTACAGGGCGACTTGGCGAGAACGCTTGACTCCCCGACCAACCAGTTACGACTCCTGAACGCGCAGTTAGATCAGATGATGCGTTCTGTTGGTATGGTTCTGCTTCCAATGCTGAATAAGATCATTCCGTATCTGAACGCGATTCTCCGAGTGATTAAGATGATTGCAGACGAAATTGCAGCTATGTTCGGCTACACACTTCCGAGAATATCCGGCGGTGATTGGTCGAAGAACATCTCTATCGGTGCGGATGAACTGGAAGAAGACCTTGAGGATGCAAACGGAGCAGCCGAAAAACTGAAGAACACTCTTGCATCGTTCGATCAGATTAACCTCATCACATCCAAGAGTGGTGGTAGCGGTAGCGGAGCAGGTGCAAGTGTCGGCGGTTCTGATCTCGGCATCGACCTTCCGTCCTACGACTTCTTGGGCGATGTTACGGAGAACAAAGCACAAGAAATTGCGGAAAAAATCATGAAGTCAATTCGTCCTGTGGTTGATGTTATCAAGGGTATCATTTTATTTGCCGTTGATAATATTGGCACGATTATACAACTTGTTGAAACATTTGCTACCGTTACAATCGGCAAGAACCTGTTGAAAAACATCATGGGTGTGTTTGCATCCACTAAAAAAGAGATGGAAAGCGTAAACAAGTTCATCAATGGTCTTGGACTTGTTGTTATTGGCGTGCAATTCTCTTATCTCGGCGGTAAAGATATAGGAAAGGGCAACATCCTAGAGGGATTTGTGAAGTCTGCTCTTGGTATTGGAACGGCAACGCTTGGTGGATTTATGATGGCAGGCCCACTCGGTGCGCTTGTCGGGTTTACTTTAAGCGTTGGAGTGACTATTAAGGGATACTTTGATGGCAAGGCAGAACAACTCGAGAAAGAGTGCCACGATATGTTCTATCGCATCAGAGAAGACTCAAAAATGTTGGACGATGTAGCAAAAGCATGGAATGACTTTGTAGATACATATACTGATCCGGCACTCCTTGAAAAGTACAACACGGCTGATGCTATGCAGAAAGACGTAGATGGCATTAACAAGGCGATCGGCGAACTATACTTGCAGTACACTTCGGGTGCTATTACCGTATCGAATTACGCAGGTACACTTACAGGATTGTACGAACAGTTAGAAGAAGCTACGGTTAGTCACATGAGAGCTGTTGACGATGCCATTATTGCATCTCTGAATGGCCCACTAGGTGTTTACTTGGAAGCAAGGGGGTATGATGTTAAGAGCCTTATCGCCGTGTTCCAGGAAACAACAGATGATTATCAGAAGATGCTCGAACAGAACAGATTAAAGATGCAAGAATATCAGCATTACATTGATGAAGGTATTCAAGTCGACCATTACCGCAAGAAGATGGAAGAGGTCATCGCAGAGAACGAAGAAATTCGCAAGTCGATGGGTAACCTTGAAACTACTACGGTAACGGCATTTGATTCGTTCAAGAATATAAGCATCAACCTCGAGAACTTTGACGATTTCAAGAAGACAATGGAAGAGATAGAAGGTGTTTACAAAAAGTCAGTAGGAGATATTGACAAGATACTAGAAGACCAAAGAACAAAAACAAAACAGATTTTAGCGAGTCCGTATAGATCGGAAACGGAAAAGCAACTCGCAAAAGATGCTCTTGCCGAAACAGAAAAGTTCTATAGCGATCAGAAAAAGATAATTGATAGTGCATACATTGATATTATTCAGAGCTTTGAGAACCAGGCAGCGATAAATTGGGCAGATGTTTACAATGCGGAAGGATTATCCACAACATTTCAGACGATGTCTAAAGAAGTGTTGGATTACGAAAAGGTGTTCGAAGGAGCTTACGATGTCGCAAAAACAAAACGTGCAAAAACATACTTTTCGAGATTGGCTGATTATACCGATGAATATGGTGACCTGTATGTAAGGAAACTATCAGGTTTATGGGGCGTGAGTCAAGAAGGTGTAGATGAAGGACTAAAGAACCTTGAGGTTTCGTTTGATAAACTCGTGAGATCGTACACCAACACTACTGGTAAACTTAATATGTCTTCTGACCGTTTCTTGCAACGAAATAGGGAGTGCTTTGTTAGGAACGAGGACATTTCCAGGCACTATGCGGAAGTTTACAGTAATTCTATGAGTAGCGTAAATGACGCAACAGAAAACACTACCGAAGTCTTCTATGGTAAAACGGAAGAAGTTGCAAGCCGTTACAAATACCTCGGCTATCTGTTTGATGATGAGAGCATACTTGTTGATCCGTTGTACTCTACGATGATGAGTACAGGTTACGTCATGGGTGCGCCGGAAGTCGTAAATAACTTCTTGGGTGGCGCGGATAAACTGATGGGTAATATCGCTTATACGATTGCAGACAACAAGGGCAACATTCAGAAAGCCTATATGGGTGCGATGAATATGCCACTAAAACCTGTAGTCGATCTCGGTACAGGATTAGGTCATGCGATTGCTGATGGTATTGCCAGCTCTGCTACTTACATCGAAGATGGAACACGAAAAGGCACAAAGGGCGCAGCTAAAGAACTTAATCGCTTTGGCGAGGGTTTCGCACAGTTTATGAGGGAAATCTCTAGCTCTACAATGACAGGTTTCGATGCGTTCTATCAGGCGATGGGTGTAGGCTCTATCACGTACACTCCACCGAAGATCAAGACACCGAGGGTGAAGGGATATGCCACAGGTGGCTTCCCCGACACGGCAGACTTCTTCTATGCGAACGAAAACGGTGTGCCGGAGTACGTTGGTACAATGGGTGGCAGAACGGCGGTAGCTAACAACATGGAGATTACAAAGGGTGTCGCTGACGGTGTTTACAAGGCCATCAAGGATACAGGTCTTATCGGTGACGTTCGCAAGATTGCATCGAAGGACGGAAGAATAGTATTTGCTCCGTCTGAAGAAGCCGGAAGAGTGATGTCACAGAGCGTAAATATGTATAATGGAACAGGGGGGAGATACTAATGAGCATGAACTTGGTCTATAACAAGAAAATGGGGTTCGCTATCAATGGGATAGCGATCCCCGATCCTGCATCGTTTGGCTATAAGTCGCAATCTGTTGACGTTTCTGCGGAACGTGACACAAAAGCACTTCTGCACCGAAAGATGGTTGCGGTCAAGTACAACGTATCATTATCATGGAGTGCGCTCGACTACAAAACGGCAGCTTCCATTCTTCGTGCGGTAAAAGAACCAAAGTTCACTTTTACGTTCCCTTGCCCCGAAGAAACAAATGAATCGGGACTCCATACTGGTGATTACTATGCAGGTGATAGGAGTATGGATACACTCAAGGCAACGGAAGAAGATGACAAGAGCAAGTGGATCGTATCGATGGCTTTCGATTGTATTGAATATTGAGGTGGATTATGTGGCAAGTTAGCGAAACATTCAGACAAAACTGTTATGATTCTGATAAAGCGCAGAGAATGTTATTCCTTTCTGATGATATATCCTTGTCTAACGAGGATATTAGCGCACAGAACAAGGTACGGTTCAATATCTCTTCTATCACATCAACAGAACAGGTGCAGTTCGGGTGTACACCTTGCAACACGGTGGATATCTCCGTACTGAATGAAGATGGACGCATTACGGCAGACAGCATCGTAGGAAAGGAATTTAAGTGTAGTGTTGGTGTGGAAGTATCAGACGATGATTACCTTTCCACGAGGAACGCAATTACGGCGGTAGATACAGGTGTAGATACTATCAGCGTACACAGCGTTGCACCGTATATCCGAGGTAATTGTTCTTTTGAATCGGTGCTTCCGCAACTAATGAACGGCGATAAGTGCAAGATCATGTACCTGCATGACGTACTGTACTTTGTTGTGTTTGATGGCGAGAATATGTACTATGCGAAGCACACAAAGGTTGCTTCCCACAGATATAGTGAGTACGAAGAACCTACCGCTACAGAGAAGATGATGCTTGATCGTTTAATGAACGCTTCTTCATTTGATGCGATTGCGTACTATGAAGGGGGCATGGCAGAGTACACCTACGACCATGATTCATTTGTTCCTGGAGAATGGGCAACGGTCACAGGTGATATAGTCTATATTACCGATGCGCTGTCTTATCCTATAGCTTCTTGGGTAGTAGGATTAGGCATGACACCCTCTGCTTCCGGCATCATGCCCTCGGATTACACTACATGGCTTGACTTGAAATCTAGAACTTGGGGTGATGTTAAGACCGATACTTGGGGTTTCTACTCGGGGTATAGCGTATTTAAGTGCATCCGCTACGAAGCCGTACCGTATGGTGTATGGCATTTTGACCGTCCGAGAAGAATCAATTCTGCTGTTCTCACGCTGAACGGTAGAGATAGAATGACTATCTTTGACGAGGATAGTGCTAATTTCGCTTCTAGTATGTCAAATACGGCTCTGACGGTAAAGAACCTAATAGTTGCTATAGCAAACTATAAGGGTGTTCCTGTGGGCGATTTAAGCGGTCTGAACGAGGTTGCCGATACGCAGACCGTAGATGCATCTGTGTACTATCAGAACAAGTCTTTGAAAGACCTGCTTTCTTATGCTTTTGAAGTGGGCGGTGCAAACTGCATGATTGACCGTGAGGGAAAACTTTGCGCTTCGAACTCCGACAACGATCCTGTGGAACTTCCGTTCGTGTTTGCTTTCGATGTTGCCGACTTTACGGCACACACGATTGGTAAAATGCTGATCTACCGCAACGCTGAATCCGTAGAGTATCAGACGGACGATACCGTTGAGGATGGTGTCATGTATGATTGGTCTGACAACCCCTACTTCAATACTCTGCTCGTGTCCGGCTCTTGGTTCTCCGAGGGTGTAAACAAAAAGTACGGCGGTTTCCGTAACGCTATCACAAGTTCCTACACAGACTTCTCTCTGTGGGGTGATGATGTATATTCCTGGACGGAAGATGAAGGCACGTATCGTGAACCGATCTTCACTATGAGCGTGGAATGGGGTGGTATTGGTATGTCAACTTACACCAACTATGGTGACGAGGAACGGCGGTATGCTTCCTACAATAGCCGTATGAACGGTGTTACTTCCTCTACAGATAGCAACCTACAGGGATTCAACAAGGCGCAGAGGGCAAACAGACTTTACTTTGACGAGAATGGTCTTACTGTTGAAGCGGACGGTCTGCGTATTTTGAATGAGGATGGGGAAGCGGTACTGTCTGCTGACGATGCCGGAAACCTTACTATGAAAGGCAACGTTGAAGCTAACTCTGGTAACATAGGTGATTGGAAAATTGAAAACGGTGGTCTTATTTATGAAAGTGTCGATAGTTATGGTGACTCACATAAAATTGCCCTTATACCTCGTGCATACGGTAATAAAATTGTTGTTGAAAGTCCTGGGTACTCGACAGAATATTCAGACACAGGGTTATGGTTTGAACATTATGATGATAACGGCAATAAGGTATTTGGTGGACTACTAGAGTATGGTGGCGATACATGGACGGACGAGTCTTGGATTGAACTTCGGTGTGGTGCGGTAGGTGGCACTTCCGATACGAGTATCGACATTGAAGCAAAAACAATTAGTCTTCATGCAACTTCCTTGTATTATTCCACCCCACCTGCAACAACATCGTCAGCGAATGTTGTGTTCGTAGGGAATCGAATTTACAAAGCATCTTCGTTGAGGAAAGTAAAAGACAATATCAAGACTATTGAAAATGCTTCGGAAACGGTGGATAATTTAAGGGGAGTAAGTTTTACTTCTAAATGTGAAGGTGATGATCCTAAAAAGGTGTTTTACGGACTTATCGCAGAAGAGGTAGAAAAGGCTTGCCCCGAACTTGCCACCTACGAAGACGGTAAGTTACAATCGGTACAGTACGACAGGGTATGTGCTTTGCTTATCGAGGATAACAAGGCTTGTCACAGAAGAATAGAAGCGTTAGAGAAACGCTTAGAAGAACTTGAAAGGAGATTGGACAAATGAGTACACAGACAACGAACTACAACTTCACGAAGCCGGACTACTCGGATAGTGCGGATATTTCCGATCTGAATGGTAACTTCGATATTGCGGACGATGTTATCAAAGAGGTGTCAGATAAGGTTGATAACAACACATCGAGCATAAGTGGTTTACAGACTACGGTTCAAGGTAAGCAAGATGCTTCCGATAACACTTTAACAACAACGGACAAGACCATTCCTGGTGCGATAAATGAGCTTGTTGACAAAGCATTTGCAACGTGGAAACACGATAATGGAAGTAATGCAATCAGAATGAGTGGTTTACTATCGTCCGTTGGTACATGGATTAAGGAAAACTATATTCCGAACAAATGGATTGCGTGTAGGGTTAATCCTACTGATAATACAGGATATTTTGGGTCTAGTTCTTTTTCCGTACTGGCTAATTGCTCGAGCACTAATTATGGAGTAGCTCAACTTTTGTGTGATAACCCGAACAAGTCTGCGATTGTAGTTGGGCAATTAGTTGACGGTGCATGGTCGTGGAGAGCAGTATCTACAGAGCCGGATATTGTGGTAGAAGAAAAGAGTGCTTCATTCTCCGCAACATCGGGAAATGGAAGTATTGTAATTTCAATCGGTAAATCGGGATATACACCTATCGGTGTCGTTGGTATTACTGGCTCGAATACTTCTGTTCTCACATATTCCGACTTTTATATTGAATCCTCGACAACGGCAAAGGTTTATTACCATTGTTCGGGATCGTACAATATTACGCTTAAAGTAAGAATACTCTATAAGCGCAACACAAGCACAACGTAAGGGGGGGGTAAATTATGGGTTATTTAGACACGTTCATTTCATACCTGGAAACACAGGTGAAGAACCATTCCATCTATGTCTTTGGCGCACAGGGGCAGGGTTATCCTACCATTACGGCATCGTGGATCGCAAAGATGGAAACCACACCGAGAAACGCTGAACGTGCGATAGCGCACTGGAAGAAAGAGTGCGAACTCGGCTACGAAAAGACCTTAAAGGCTTTCGATTGTAGCGGACTTGGAATATACGAACTTCATATCCTGTTTGGCTATCCCGACACAACGGCAGATGGTATGTTCAAGAAGTACTGTGAGAAGATCACAAAGGCCCAGTTAAAGCGTGGCGATTGGGTATTCAAACGCAATTCGGTCGGCAAGTGTACTCATATCGGATATGTGGTGGATGATAAACTCAATGTAATTGAAGCGAAAGGCAGAGATTACGGTGTAGTCAAACTTCCTCTTTCTCGTGGTGATTGGAATTGCTACGGCAGACCGTCTTGCTTCAGACAGGAAATCGAAACTGTGTGGATCGCAACTAGACCACTCAAACTGACCGATCCGAGAATGAAGGGCGAGGACGTTGCAGAGTTGCAGAGAAGACTTATTGAACGTGGTTTTTCATGTGGAAAATGGGGAGATGATGGATCGTTCGGCCAGGCTACGGAACAGGCGGTTCGGGCATATCAGGAATCTACGCACGTCAAGGGCGGTGCTTATCTCGTTGTTGACGGAAAAGCCGGACGTAAGACATTGACATCACTTGGTGCTAAATGCGTATGGTAAGGGGGTGATGTTATGACGGTGTATCAGATACTGTGCCTCATCGGAGTACCAAGTCTGATTGGTTCGATTTGGGCGTTTATGATTGCCTTGCTGAAAGGCTTCAGACGAGAGATTAACGCTCTGAAGTTGGGGACACAGGCCGTGTTGAGGAATAGTCTCATCGAACTTTATGATAAGTATTACCACATGGGTAGCGCACCTATCTATGTCAAGGATAATTACGAGAACTTATACAAACAGTACCATTCTCTCGGTGCGAACGGAGTAATGGACAGCTACTACAAGAAGTTTATGGATTTACCATCAGAAAGAGAGGACTAACAGTATGACAGAAGTAATGACCGTTCCGGCTATTGTGCTTATATGCTATTTCATCGGATTCTGCGTTAAGAGATTTGTGCCTACGGACAAGATCGATAAGTACATCCCATGCATCTGCGGTATTTGCGGTGCTATTCTCGGTATCGTTGTATTCTATACCATTCCAGGCTACCTCGATGCAAGCAACTGGCTCGTTGCCCTTGAGATAGGTATTGCAAGCGGTCTGACCGCTACTGGTATCAATCAGGTCGGAAAACAGTTGACAAAGAAAGAAGATTGATGTAATCTTATTGCACCATCTAATAACAAGGTTTAGCGCGAGTTGAACCGAAGGAGCATCTATCAGCAGCTTCTACCTGATAGGTGCTTTTTCATGTGTTGACAGGAAACAAAAGTTAGTGTAATATGATGACATCACATACGAAAGGAGAGTAGGTATGGCAGAAGAACGAAAGTTGTTTGATGACGTTTCGGAACGTCTGAAGATTCATGGACTTACATACAAGTGGCTTCTCGACAGGCTCGATGAAAACGGTATGTCCGTTCATAAGGTAAGTTTGTCAAAGTGGGTACACGATGGTCAGAGAACACAAAAATCCGTAGAGATTCACGATATGGCAATAAAGATCATTGACCTGTACTGCAAGGAGTTTGCAGATAAAGTAAAGGAGTTATAACATGGTAGGAGCATTTTTGGTTTTAGTGACAGTATTCGTAGGACTCGCAATCTTCGTAGAGTATGCCTATCTGCGTTGCTTGGCAGAGGTTGAGAAGATGCATTTCCGGCTTCCGAGGAAGAAGACCGAGAAGAAGACATCCGTGCCTGGAACCTTTATCGGCAGACCTGAACTGGACTTCGATCTTCATGTCCGCAAGGTGGACAAACTCCGTTTCGGTGACGAAAAATGAACGCGCCGTGTTACAAGTGTGAGGATCGGTGTCCGGCTTGCCACGACAGATGCGAAAGGTATAAGGAGTGGAAGTCTGTAGAGGATAGGAAGAAAGAAAGTGTCCGTGACGCTTGTCTGACCGAAACCGATATCATGCATATCAGCAACATCTACAAGACAAAAAGGAGAAACAATGTGCCATGAGCAACATAAAGGACGGTTGGACGTTCGAAGAAAAAATAATTGAGATTTTGGGAGAACATGGCTTTTGGGCGAGTGGATTCCCGAAAGACAAGGACGGAACTCAACCTGCCGACATTATTGCGGTGAACCACAAGGGTATCCACCTTATTGACGCAAAGGCTTGTAAGGGTGGTAGGTTTCCTTTTGAGAGGATGGAAGATAACCAGTTGTCCGCTATGGACGCGATTGCAGAGAGGGCAGGTGGCAGAGGTTGGTTCGCTCTCGGATATCCAGGCGAGAAGATTTACATGGTTGAAAAATTCAAACTCTGTATGCTTCGTGATTCGGGGGCAAAAGCACTAGGCAACAATCTTCCCGACAGTTTGAGAATTGAGGTATGGCTTCGTGAACATTCTGATCAGCAATAAGATTACCGTTGAGGGCGTGGACTCTACCTTCCGTAAATTTGTCCGACAGAACTACACCATTCCGAACCCCGAGTACATCATGAAGGTTCGGTTGAATAAGTGGATAGGCAAGACACCGAAAGAACTGAAACTATATGAGGACTACGGAGATACGATAGTGCTTCCGTATGGCTGTCTACAGGGCATATACACGCTTCTGCTTCATGCGTATAACTTATCTACCATCCACATCGAGAGCGACCTTAATACGAACGCTA